TTATCATAGCCTATTACACCGCTTAGTATGGCTTTGTGAAACTTTCTAAAATCTGCTTCATCTTCAGTTTCATCGCTAGTTGTACGACGAACACGAACTTGATACCTAGCTCTGGCTAAATTTTCTACTGAATGAACCCAGTTAAAAGCGTCTTTTCGCTTTTCAAACCAAGCACCTTCACCAAAGGTAAGAATAGTATTTTGACTTGCAGCAAGATTTAATCCATTACTAGCAAAATAAGTAATCTTAGCTGCAATACCTGCGTGACTAGCTTGATTATCTACACCACTTAGTGTAATGCTGTGCGGTCCAGCTTTTAATTTAATAACACCTTTGATACTATCAATTGAGTTGTTGTCTCCTGATTTAGGAATCTGTACTGCACGTACTCCGTCAATTAAGATTTCACCTTGATCATCTGCAGCAGCTTCTACTGTATAGTATCCGTCATAAGGAAAATTAAGATTAGGGATTACCTTAACCCAGCTACCACCATAACCACTTGCAGCAGGCGTAGTATATGTACTACCCCACACACCATAAGTACTCAGAAAGCTTCCCCACTTACCGCCACTGCTTTTACGAATAACGCCACCAGTAGATAAAGCATCTAAACTAGTCCAAATAAGTTGTTCTGAGGCAGAAGGGTCTGCACCACTGCTTTGGGAATAGACTCTGCCAGCCTTAATTTTAATAGTTTTAATAGCGCTAGTGCCCCAAGTAACACTATCTCCGCTACCGGAATACTCTTGTGTACTAACGTCGTCCCAAGTTAAACCAGTTACTCCACTATATCCAATTACATGATCTGTTAGTAATGTATATGCTCCATTACTACCTTGATAAAAAGTATAAAGAGGTAAATATCCAGGAGGAATTTCTGGCAAGTATCCTTTTGTAACATAGCTGTTAACTAATGAACTATACCCTGTATTGGCATACAGAGCTTGTAAATTCTCACTGGCATTAGCCCCTAAAACATCTGTGGGTGCTCCGTCAAACTTGGCTGTGCCACCGTTTGGACTTAAACAGAAAGTTGTATAGCGATAAAGAAATAAACCATTATCACTGGCATCTGTTGGAGGAGTTAATTCATATAAAGTAAATGCGGCAGGATCACTAGACTTATAGTCATAAATACTTAATGCAGCACTAGTGTCATTTTCTGACCAAGGTGCTGTACTGTACGGGCGCATTTGTATTTCAATTTTACAACTGGTTGCACCTATACTGCCATTTTTGATATTGACTTTTCGCATACCTTCTGGAAAGGAAAGCACAACATCTACAGCATCGCAAGTTTGGTCTAGGTTAACTTGTTGCCACCTGCTTGTGTTTGTAAACCCACCAGAAATATTTGAGGCATTGTTTGTTAGTTCTAGGTTTACAGCTTGTGATTCAACGTCGCGTCCGTATAAGGCATTAAAATCGTCTACTAGTGCACCAGGCGCATAGTTTTTTGCGTAACCTTCAAGGGTGACTGGACGTGGTACAGACGCAGGTTCGCCTGTATAAAAGTCAAGAATTGGCCTTGTGCCAATACATATATCATTAACTGCAAGAGGTCCAAAACCCCATACAATAGCAGTATTTAAAACATTCGTTTCAGTAAGCGACTCAACATAAGGGTTTGCTCCAAGCACACCAGTAAAACGAACTTTGCCTAGCACTACGGGAATTGCTCCGTAGAGGTTTGCTTGATTAGCAGCACCTGTAAGCAAATTTAGTGCGTTTGCACTGCCTGGATCATTTGTTTTTGGCGGACGTATAGGAGCAATAACATTAGACAAAATCATTGCTGATGAGCTAATAAGAAGACTACCTACTAGCTGTGCGTTAGCACCGGTAACACCAACCATACCAGCAGCTGTCTGAGCACCAGTTAGTCCTGTAGTAGGATCAAGGTAACCAGTAATAACAAATGCTGCGATCATTATCAGCATACGTGTTGTGTTATTACCTTGAGCAACAGTTTTATAGCTTAATTCTTGGCCGGCTTTTACTCGTGTAGTTTCCCAATCTGTTTTGGGTATAACTACACCATCCAACATAACTACAATTTTACCAACTAACTCTGTTCCGGCTGTGTACTTGGTTTTTACAAACTCCACAAAGTCTTGTATAGTAGTACCTTCTGCTGTCCAATCACGATGAACTCGCAGCTTTAATGGATGTGGCGCGCCAATAGCTTGCACCTGTGCTTGAGGCGCGTATGCGTAAAAACCTACAAAACGGTTTTTCCACTTGACGTTATTTAATGACTCAATTACAGAGTCACTACCTATGCGGCAATGTAAAAACTTGTTATCGCCTATGTATACACCCACGTGCATAGGCTCACCAAAAATATTGAACAGACACAAGTCTCCAATATTTGGTATGGTAATTTCTTCCCAGTTATCTTTGTAAAGATTAACTGCTTGTGAAATATATGGATCAGTTCCGCCCGTATATTCTTCGGAATAACTAGGTAGCTCTATACCATACTCATTTGAATAAAATAAACGAGCTAATCCCCAGCAGTCAAGACCGGATTCGGTTCTGCCATTATCTAAATACGGTAATCCAATATATTTATCATAATTCATTAGAATAATCCTGGAAAATAACTAGGGGTAAAGTTAAAGCTAGGAAATGGTTCTGTGTTATAACTAACCATACTTAAATTTAAATTAACGCTTTCAGCATTATATGTTGCTGATGTAATATAGAAATCTGTAAAAGTTGCTTCTACATTATCAATATTACTAGAAACTACAAGTTCAATTAAAACTTTAGTTCTTATACGCAGATGATCTCTGATAAGTATTATTGTTTCAGGTGAAACAAAGTTTAGTGAAATTGAGCAGTCGCCTAAACCAGTTTGTTGATCTGTAGGCAGGTTTAGGGTCATTGGTAAAAATATAAAGTCTTTTGTGCGACTGGTAACTCCGTAAATAACTTCGTCATCGGTAGTTATCACAGAGTTATCAGCTGTTATTGAAGTTATACGTTTTGTGTAGTTATCTGATAACCTAATAGGCACAGTAGGAGCTGCGGGATCAGTGCTACCGTTAGGGTCGTAAATTGTAAGCAACATTATAAGCTGTTCATCTGTTTCAGATGAAAACATTGCTTTAATTGCTGCTGGTGATAGTCTACTTAGTCTACTCATTATGGTAATATTTCAAATTTTAAAGACGTGCTCCAATATCCTGGGGCTAAATACTGCAGCTTAAAGAACTCGTTGTCTCCGCTGGGAACAATACGAACTTCTACAGTAGTGCCTTTTCTTGGATGTGGAAAACTAAATCGTTTAGTCCCTGATAAGGTAGTAGCAATAAAATTTTCTAGTGTTGTAGTTTCGGCAGTTGTCATTATAAAACTAAGTTCCATTGTGTTAACACCGACACTTCTACGACGCTGTTTAGCAGGACCAGCGTCCATGGGTGAGCGTATAATGCTCACACCAAGGGACTCTGTAAATCCTTTTTGTGGTACCTGCGGTAAAGCTTGGGCTGACCATGCTGGAATTGGCATACTTATCTCCTTACTAAAGCAGGCTTGTTATTAAAGTTACTTGATATTGATTGTTGTACTGGGCTGCCTACACGGCTCACTTCGCTTGCAACCATATCACCAATAATAACTTCTATTTTACGATTTCCACGTGAGTCAGTGGTTTCTCTAGTAGTAGCACGTTCACTTCCAAAGTTATTAACAACTACGTCTACGTTGCCTTGATTTCCGCCTGCACGAACACCAAGGTTGCCGTTGCTGTCGCGCTTTAGGGGCATAATAGCTTCAGGACCTGCTTCGCCCATTAAGCCAGTACCTTGAGCAAACTTAAACATTGTTGGAGAGCTTACAACTGAATTAGTAAACATTCCGCCTTTGGCAAAAGTTTGGAGACCTGTATCGTATACATTGCCTTTTGCTTGTGCACCGCCACGTGGATCGAAAAAGTTCATAGGAGTAGGGCTACCTCCAAATAAACTACTAATTCCAGCCATTAAAGCCGGTCTAAATGCTTGATAAGCCATCATAGCTTGTTGCTGCATTTCATAACGAATTAAGCCCTCTAACATTGAATCAATTAAACCTTTAAAGTTTAATTTACCAGTTCTAGTAAACTCAATAATCGCGTTACCCATTTGGTCAAAACTTTGTTTAAACACTTCACCATAAGCTAGCTGACGACCAGTTAAATCCTCAGTTAAAGCTTTGGACTTTTGCTGGGCCTCGTAGACTTTATTAACTCCCGCAGTTTCTGTTTCATATGCAAGAGAAGCTGCAGCCATCTTAGCTTGAATTGATGCAATATCACCTGCATTTTTAGGATCTAATAATTCTTTTGTTAATCCTAATTGTGTGGCAATTAAACTATTTTTAAGTTGGTCTAATTTAATATCGCGTTGCTTAACACGGTCCATTTGCTCAATTGTTATAAGTTGGTCACGATAGTTCTCTGCAGTAATTGTACCAAGATCAAGCTGAGTTTGCAATACTTCTTTTTGTATGCCAACCAGTGCACTATCAGTTTCATTTAAAATGCGTGTTAGATTTACTTGAGCTTCTAAAGCTTGAGTACTTTGATTTAATGTTTGAAGATTTATAGCTAATAAGTCTTTACGAGCACGTTCTTGGTCCGCGATCTTCTTAGCAGCATCAAACTGTTGAGTTAAAGTAGTTGCTTGTTTATCTGCTGTCTGAACTGCCTTGGCTGCTAAATCTGCAAC